TCGTCCTCTTCGTCCTCTTCGTCCTCTTCGTCCTCTTCGTCCTCTTCGTCCTCTTCGTCCTCTTCGTCCTCTTCGTCCTCTTCGTCCTCAAAGGAGTCGTCAGACGCTCGGAAGATGTGCGGTAGTTCGTCACAATAGCCTTGAACGAAGGCATCGACCGTAGGAATCAAATCATCGTTAGTCGAGCTAAGGAGTTTCTCAGCACGCTCCCTCACGGATTTCGATGCCGATACGTCAGCAATCAGGCACGCTGCAAAAAGTCTTCGATTGGTAATAAGCATCGAGATCATCTTCGATTGTGCCGAAACGACACTAGCGAGCTTCTCCTCCGTTGTTGTCAAACTAGGTTTATCTGCCATCTGAAATCTTTCCTAACCACTCGGAAAACTCGGTTTCCGAGTAAAAAACCACCAAATCTGAGAGGTTCGGAGCCTTCATAGACTCCGAACTGCCTTGCATACACAGCACGACACCGCCCTCAACATACTGATAATCCCACTTTCTGCCAATGCAGTCCCTATATCCGACCAGTTCAAAGCTCATCGAGGGCTGGTCAAACGCCACCCCATACGAGTATTTGTACTGCGGACTGGTCATAGGTTCCCGAGTATCCTCGGGAACCATCTGCAAAAAGCTCCGAACAAGCTGGAGCTTTGTGTGGTAATACTGGCAGACAGTACACAAAATACTAGGATGTAGCATTTCTATTTTACCTTTCCGATGCCGTAATACGGCTTGGCAAAACCGTTCTCGATCATACCCTGATTGATCGAATGCGCGAAGCCTCGATCCATCTCCTCTGCCGTTGAGTAGAGTTCTACAAGATATCGACCGTACTTCTCTTGGATCTCTTTGGATTCGGCGCGGTTTTTGATCGTTCTGGCCCAGACCACAGGGAGATTGAACTTGCCTCTGCTTATAGAAGATGCCTCTATTTCGGCCTCCAAGTTCGTTTTAGCGGCCTCGCCGCCGTCTTGTCGCAACTCCACAGCGTTTATGCCATAGAGCCGACAAGTCTCCATAGACCAATTTCCCATGCCTTGGTCGAAAAGCAGTTCGACGGTATCGCCGTCGACGACTCGCAACACGGTTACGCGATAACGCCACAGCCAGTCTGGCTGTGGCGTCTGGATTTCTTTCTTGGCTCTTGGCATTATCGTGCCCCTTTCTGGATTGGGGGGGACATCTCATTGAGGCGAGTAATGATCTCTTTCGTCTTTTCCACACTATGTTTTTGCACGGATTCGTAGAACTCGTGGGCAAAGCTATCCCACATCTCCTCAGAAATCGCATGAGCAAGAGGGGCAAGGGCGATTCGCAAATATGTCAGCACATACAACCTTCTCACGGCGAAGGTCGCTCGATCAATAAACTGACAATCCTCTGAAACCGCCTCCTCCTCTAAGACTGCTGTTACTATGTCGCATTTGTTGAGTTTGTTGCCAAGGAGCTTGCCGAACAATGCGAACGACTCATCGAGCATCTCCTGGCTCATAGAATCGCTAGAATTTTCGTCAGAGAGCCAGACGGCGGATTCAATGACATCGAAAATTGTGCCAGAGTGTTCAATGTTGTATTTGAATTTACTCTCAGAGAGATCCGAATCTGCAAACGCATTGTGGGCGGCGGCGCAAGCCGCCAGCCCTCGCGTAAAGGCGACCATTGCCCCTAATAACCCGCCGGGGGTCTTAAAATCGACTACGGTGGTAAGAAGTTCATTGACAGCTTGTCCGATTTCGGAATTTGGTTCGGTCGACATAGTAATCCTTCGTACATGGGTATGCCCTAGAAACGGGCTATCCTCATGTTATACGTTGGTACTATCTCTGTTTTTCGGTGTTTTTCGCCTATCTGGCTCAAAGATCGCGTCCTCCTCGGTAGCGCAATCTTCTAGAAACTCGTCCTCTGGCCAATCCCCTTGCCAGAGAATCAGGTTCACGAACAAGTCTTTCAGACTTGTTCCAGTCACTACGATCTTCCCTTTAGAAGATCGTAGCCTCCAGATTCCGTCGTTTTCCAAAGAAAACGACGCACCGTGCTGACGAATCTCCTTCTCCATCATCGAGAAGCAGGGGTAGATCGAATCGGCGTACCGATCTACTTGTGCCACCCACTTGATGAAATTCTTGCAGAGTATTCGGATGTCTTGATCTTTGGTTCGAGTCAAGATGCGGCGTGCCAATTTCTCGTCGGACGCCATCTCTTGTCTGGTTGGCGGTTCGATCATCTCTTCTGCTGCGTTTGTCATAGAATCCTTGTGAATTAAAAGAACTAATGGTATCTTACTGGGTATCAGGTTTTTGTCTACAGGGCTATTTTGTGAAATTTGACTATTACGACCTACTCGCCTCGACTTGCCGCGCCTCGTATTTCGAGTTCGTTAAGCATTTCTGGCACACCATCGTCAAAGACCCCTTGGTATGCAACTGGCATATTAAGTTCCTCTGTGACACAATACAAGAGGCAATGGAACGAGTTTTTCGAGGAGAGAACTCGCCCAACGATCTTCTGGTAAACATCTCCCCCGGTACGAGCAAGTCAACGCTGTTCAGCGTGATGCTCGTACCTTGGGCCTGGACTCGCATGCCCCACCTTCGGATGATCGGTGCGTCCTATACCGACGCTCTGGCCCTGGACTTGTCTGGCAAGTCCAGGCAGATCGTAGAGTCTCCGCTGTACCAGAAGACGTTTCCAAATATCCAACTCAGCAAGGATACTAACTCGAAGAGTCACTGGGCCAACAATTATAACGGCGACCGGTACGCCGTCGCCGTTGGGGGATCGGTCACGGGGATGCACGCACACATCATCGTCATCGACGATCCGATCAACCCGAGGGAAGTTCGATCAAAAGCCGACTTGGAAACCGCCAAAAACTGGTGTAAGGAAACCATCTCTTCGCGTAAGGTCAACAAAGACCTTACGCCTACCTTCGTGGTCATGCAGAGATTGCACCAAGACGACCCGTCCACCCTTTACATCGAACGGGGAGAAGCCGCTGTTCGGCACATTTGCCTGCCGGGTGAGATCACCCCAGCAGTCAAACCAGCCAGCTTACAAGACTACTATCAGAATGGCTTATTCGACCCTGTGCGACTATCTCGTCCGACGCTCGACCGGATGCAGGTCGAGCTTGGACAGTTCGGCTACTCAGGTCAGATCCTCCAAGATCCAATCCCGCTAGGTGGGGGTATGTTCAAACCTGAGCGAATCAACATTGTTGAGTATCCGCCGGGGATCGATGCCTTTTCCAAGATTGTCCGATACTGGGACAAAGCTGCGACCAAAGGTGGCGGCGACTGGTCGGTTGGTGTTAAAATGGGGTTACATAAGGATGGCTCATATTGGATCCTTGACATCTGTCGGGGCCAATGGTCATCCGATGAGCGTGAACGACAAATCGTCGCTTGTGCGAACCGGGATGGGAAATCCGTCCGAATTGGAATTGAGCGTGAGCCGGGGTCATCGGGCGTGGATTCTGTACGGGATTCCGTCAAGAGGCTGTCCGGCTTTCGCGTTTACCCTAACCTAGCCTCCGGCAAGAAGGAACTCCGAGCAGACACATTCTCTGTGCAGGTCAATGCCGGGAATGTCTACATGGTAAAGGGAGCTTTTAATACCCCCTACCTCGAAGAACTCGCATACTTCCCCAACGGGAAGCACGACGACCAAGTAGACGCAAGCTCGGGTGCTTTCTCCATGCTTGATAAACAACGAACCAGACTGGGAATCCTATGAGCAAGCTAGACTCCATCATCACCAATGCCATGTTGTCCCGTGCTGCGTTCTATAACAGCCTGCTCGACGGCAAGAATGAAGATCGGGACATCGACGATGAGGTCGGCTACCCAGAGTCGATCTCCATCGACGACTACGTTCAAATGTACCGCCGCCAAGACATCGCACAGCGAGTCGTGACGCTAGAACCCGAGGAATCCTGGTCAGAATACCCCGATATCTACGAGACAGACGAAGGCCGCGAAACGGCTTTCGAGAAGGCCGTCTCTACATTCGTCGTGGAGACAAGCCTCCACGAATACCTAGCGAAGGTCGATACCGTATCCGGTATCGGCCAGTATGCCGTTTTGTTTATCGGGTTAGACGATGGGAAGGAGTTTGTTCTCCCTGCTCCGGGTTTCACCGAAGACGGCGTTGCTAACTCCCCAGGCGTTGCCAATGTCCTGTACTACCGAGTTTTCGACCAATCCTCAGCAAGGATTGCTGAGTGGGAGAGGGATCGTAACAACCCTCGGTATGGCCAACCTAGGCTCTATGAACTGGATTTTCAGGACACCATTGATTCGACTCTAGACAGGAATGCTACTCCTGTAACAGATACCATACAAGTTCACTGGTCGCGAGTTATCCATGTTGCGGATACTCGCCTTACCACCAGCGAAATCTTTGGATTTCCGAGGATGGAACCGGTTTTCAACCGACTTTTCGATGTGCGTAAGATCAACGCAGCTTCGGGAGAGGCTTACTGGAAAGGGGGCTTTCCCGGCTACGCCTTCGAGGTGGATCCCCAAAACGGCGAACTCACCGAAGAAGATCGCGAAGCGATCAAGGACGAAATCTACAAGTACGAACAAGGCATGTCACGATACTTCGCAGGGGTGGGTGTGCAGGTCAAGCCCCTGACCCCCACCCTAGTCTCCCCCCAACCGTTCATTGACAATGCTCTGCGGATGATTGCGGCGGCTAAGGGATACCCAATCACCAAACTGGTTGGTAACTACGGTGGCAATCAGACCAATGAACAAGATGAAGATGCGTGGAAGAAGAAGATCGCCCAACGACGCGAACTTTTCGTCACCCCAAAGATCATCAGAGCCACGATCAACCGGATCCAACAGTTCGGCGCACTGCCGCCTACCAAGAAGCGAGACGGCAAGCCTCGTCCTTACATCGTCAAGTGGAAGCCACTTGCCGAGATGACTGAGGGAGAGAAGGCAGAAATCGGACTCAAGCGTACCGAAGCCCTGGCTAGGTACACGACTGCCGGAGCCGAGTCTGCTGTTCCTTTGGTCGAATGGCTCACGAAATTTATGGGATTGCGATTTGAGGAGGCTGAGGCGATATCCAAGGCTAAGCGATCCGAGTTCTCACCAGTTCTGCAAGAATTGGCGAAGGGGATGTCCGGCCAGGAAAACAACACGCCCTCAAGCATCCCCGATGTCCCCAAGCCCACAGATACCAAAGACCCCAGCAAAACACCCCCTAACGTAGTCCAAAAGGAGAATCCGCCAAATGCGTAATTTCAACCCAGACCTCGCCGCAGAAGTTGTCGAATTGCTCGAACAAGGGGAAGTATTCCTCGGATCTGCGAAGCTAAAGAGCCTCATACACGAGGCAGATCTCCAAGTGTGCTGTTCGAGCCCGTGCGTCGAAAATTGCGACCATTGCAGCATAAGTTATAATGATTCTGTGCTGGCTTTGCGTCAGATTTTGGCTGATGCGCAGTCTGCTCCCTTCGAGCAAGCCTACGGGATACTGTTCCCTAAGTTCGTTTGCATTGCGTCCAAGGCTTTCGCGGGAATCGAACTCCCTGTACAGGAATCTCAAGATGGAAACATTGGTAGCGAATCTAGCCCTGAGCAAAGTTCAGAAGAAAACACTGGCGGGTCGAAGCTACCTCGTCGCTCCCGTAGCAATGATCGTTGAAGGCGTGTTCGCCGGTAATCAAGGGCCTATTCTTTACGAACAGTCCGATATTACCAAGTCCGTCGCTTCTTGGAATCACAAGCCCATCACCGTAGGTCACCCCAAACGGGGTGACCAGTTCGTATCGGGATGTCTCCCCGAATCCATTGAGGATTTTGGAGTTGGCATGGTTCTCAACACCTCTTGGAACGCCCGCACGAAAAAACTTCGTGCGGAAGCGTGGTTTGACGAAACGCGACTGGATGTAGTGCCCGGCGGCCAAGCTATCAAAACGGCTCTTGCGAAGCAAGAGCCGATGGAAGTTTCTACCGGTCTTTTCGTTGATAAAGAAGTGTTCTCTGGTCAGTACAACGGTAAGGAATTTACGGGTAAGGCCCGTAATTTTCGTCCCGATCACCTTGCGGTAATCGTCAATGGTGTGGGTGCTTGTTCGCTTAAAGACGGCGCGGGGTTGCTGGTCAACAAAGACTCTCAAGCCGCAGATGTCAATACCCAATCTGCTGAAAATTTGGCGGCGACTGAAGCAGAGGGTAAACTATTAGAGAATCGAATACAAGAAGTTCGAGAATCAAAACCTCTTATAGTCAATGAGAAGGTCAAAATGAAACGCGATGAAATCCTCGCCGTACTTGGCGACGAACACAAAGACTTTGTGACCAACCTCTCCGATGTTCAGGTTGAAGCACTCGCCAAGTTGCAACGAACCGTGACTGTTGAAGTCCCGGTCGCTAACGAAGCTCCGAAGAATCTCGACGAGCTTCTTGCATCGGCCCCTGCCGATGTCAAGACGAAGATCGAAGAAGCCTTCGCCGTCAACACCGCACACCGCGATGGCTTGATCGAGCAGATCGTAGCCAACGAAAAGAATCAATTCAGCAAGGAAGAACTTGCAGTGTTGCCAACAGCAACGCTCAGCAAGATGGCAGTATTCGCGGTGAATGCCGCACCTGCCCCCACTGCTTCTGCACCAGCTTCGGCTCCTTTGTATGCCGGGTCTGCTGCTCCTATTGAAAAGCCTTCGGCCTCGGCGGTCAAAGGATTCCTAGCTCCGTCCACTTTCTCAGCAAAGGCTTAGTGACAAATGACGATTGCTGCTGCAAACACGATTCGACTGGCTGGGCCTGATGGAGTCCAAGAGGAGTTCTTGGTCGCATCCGGCGCAACTCTCCGTCCTGGCATGTTGGTTCGCCGAACTTCGGCGACCGAGTGCAATGTACACGCTACCTCTGGTGGTGATGGTGCGACCCTCATTCTCCACGAAGATGCTCTGCAAGGCTTGGGATCAGACGATGCCGCTGCCGCAGGCACTCGGGTTTATGCCGAGTATGTCATCCCCGGAGCCAAGCGATACGCCCGCCTCAAGGCCAACGAAAACGTCGCAGTTGGGGATCTCTTGATCTCCGGCGGTGACGGAACTCTCATCAAAACCACCGGAACGCCGGTTAAGGTGTTTGCGATCTGCGAGGAAGCCTCGAACGTCACAACCCAAAACCTGATCGCAGTTCGTTTCATCTAGTAAGGGACACCGACTCTCATGGAAAACATTGAATTCGTTTTGAATAGCCAAGCGTCGGGGAGCATTTCGTCCCAACTTTTGGCGAGTGGATTCGACACCAACATTCTTCGCCCATTCGTAGGTGAAGATGGTCGATCCTACATCAACCACAACACTGGTAAGGTCGATAGCAACGGCAATCCGATTGTCAACGCATACGTCACCAACGCAGGTGCTACCTTGCGTAAGGACGAATGGGAGTACGTCGATGACGTAGTCGTCAAGGCGGCGCGTAAGCGACTCAAGATCGTCAACTGGCTGCGAAGCTCTGGCCTCGCGGTCAACTTGCCGAACGGGTTCGGCAAGACGGTTTACCAATACGAACGACAATCGGACATCAGCGCGGCTCGCGTTTCGATGGACGCTCTGTCTCCTGGTGACAACGACCGACCGACCTACGATTTGGTCAACCTTCCTTTGCCGATCATCAGCAAAGAAGTCACCATGTCGAGTCGTCAGTTGGCTACCAGTCGGAACGGCAATACGCCACTCGACACTTCGATGTTGGAATTGGCTGCGATCAAGGTTGCAGAAGAAGCTGAGAAGCTCCATTTGGGAACCTTCGGCACGTTCACCTTCGGCGGGGCGACCCTCTATGGGTTGACCAACTTCCCGAACCGGCTCACCGGTTCGGTAGCCAACCCCGCAGGTGTTGGTTGGGTTCCAAACGATACCTACACCAACGTCTTGTCGATGATCCAACTGGCTTACGACAAGTTCCACTACGGGCCGTTCAAGCTCTGGTACTCGACGGGCTTCCTGCAATACATGCTGCGTCCGTTCTCCACCAGCTACGATTCGACCTCGTTGCAACGGATGATCGAGCAGATCCCACAAATTTCGAGTGTCGAAATTTGTGACTACTTGACCGGCAACCAACTGTTGCTCGTTCAAGAAGATTCCAGCACTGTTCGCACCATCATCGGAATGGACATTCAAACAGTCCAATGGCAAGAGCGTGGCGGCTTGCTTGAGAAGTTCCGAGTGATGGCGATGATGGTTCCTCAGATGAAGGTTGACATCAACTCCAACTGCGGCATCGTCCACTTCAGCTAACGCTGAAATGACAACCTGACCACCCGCTGCACCCCGACTGTATGCTAAGCCCTTGGCATATAGTCGGGGTTTCTTTTCGCAAAGGGCTTTAGGGCTATAGCTCATGGCTAAGTACGAATTGCTTGAAGGATCACACCTAGTATCCGACAATCCGATGGTGGTTGCATCAAAGGGTGAAGTCGTCGAGTCGGATCGCGATTTGGTCGCGGTTTTTGGCGAACAAAAGTTCAAGTTGGTTGAGGCTGACAAGAAGCCCGAGGCCAAGAAAGGCGTGAAGGCCGAGTAATGTTTGGCAAACTGAGACTCAGAAACCGCAGACTGGCCGTTCGACTTGCTCGTAAATACAACGAGCAATTCAACGGAGACACGGAACAGATTCGGGATGCGGTACAGAAGGATCAGGCTTTGGTGGGGATCGATCCAGCGATGGTCATTCTCCTCGTCCAACTCGTTATGGCCGTCATCAAATACTTCCAGGATCGCAAGACCTCGGGCGTCGAACTCGATGACGAAGAAGTCCTGACAGGTGTGGGGGCCGACTAATGGATATCACCACAATGATCGGACTGGCTCTGCTGGCCGTTGGTGGTTATTGGGCATGGGGCAGTAAGCCCAAGGCCCCGCAGGATCAACTGGCAGAACTGCTCAAGCAGTTACAGCCAGTTGCCCCTGTGACCATTCCAGCCCCCCAAGACGGCTCCCATGTCGCCAAAGTTGATCGAGATCGTGCAGTCAATGCCGTCGAAGTCTTGACGGACTACTTCGAGCAGCGAGGCGTCAGTGATGCGACCACGCATCTACACGCGATTGTTACTTTGATCTTTACCCCAACCCCAAAGGAATAGCATCAGATGAAAGACTTCATCGCAGCTTTCTTGAAATCGAAGCGAAACATCTTGGCTGTCGGATCGTTGATCCAACCGGTTTACGAAGCAATCAAAGCACTGCAAGCAGGGCAACCGATCCCCGAAGCTACTTTGCTCTTCATTGGAGGCATCGTGTCGGCTTGGATCTTGGGCGATTCCTATCGCGCCACGATGCCAAAGAAGACGGGAGAATAAGCATGAACGAGAACCGCCTCGGCCCATGGCTGATGATTGCTGGCGGTTTGTTCCTGCTGTTCGGAGACAAGCTGCCCCTTGGAAGGGGCAGTTTTGCCAACATAGCGGGGTCGACCGTTGTGCTAGTCAGCGAAAAGACTGCTGCTACGGTCGATCAGACTATCGCGATTCGCAACGCCAACCAATTTGTTGAAGCCAACAAATTGGTTGGGTTCCGCGATGTCGACAAAGACGACGAATGGGCGAAGCCCATTCTCGAAGCAGCAAAAGCAAAGAACATCGAGCCGCCTTTGGTGGCTTATGTCGATCTTCCCGAAGGGAAGATCACTAAGGTTCGCAAAGTGGTGGCATGGAAGAGTTCCTTTGAGGAGTCCCTGAAATGAGCGAAACCGAATTCTTCAAACTCCCAGACGGGACTACGGTTTCCGTAGGTTGCATCCCTCCGACACCCGCCGAGCGTGCGCTCGTGGCTGATATGCCAGTGTACGGGGAGAACTTCTACCTTGAGCCGAAAGACATTGAGAAGTCCCTCAAGGGTGATGTCTACAAGCAGATGCGACAACGCCGATTCAAGTGGGTGTTGAACCAAGCTAGTCTCGGGAAGTGTGCGGCGTCTGCTACAGTTAGCGGGTTCCACAATAGCCGAGACTTAGACGGTCTTGTGCATGTTCCGTTGAGCGATTGCTACTTGTACATGCACATTAACCGAGGCAGGGATCAGGGGGCACTGCTTGCGGATGCTATGGCTTTCTCAAAACAGGGGATCGCTCCCCGTGTTTTGAGCAAAGGTCAAGACAAATACACAATCCCCGACAACATCTATCTCAAAAGCCAGTTGCCAGCGAAGTGGATGGAAGTGGCGCGAGACGCCGCTACAAGCTACACCACTTTCGAGGCGTACAAGCTACCGGTCGACAACTACAACACCTTCAAGATCGCTCTCGCGAGCGCGCTCGCGAGAGATCATCAAGTCATCCACGCTTGGCATGTTGGCGGCAACTCGATGCGACTGAGGAACGGCTACGCCGTCCAAGGCGGAAGCATTGGCAACCACGCCACCTTGTTCCACTCTGGTAAGTGGGTTGGCGGCAACGATCTGGTTCACCCGGACATTGAGAACTCTTGGGGGCCTAGCCAAGACCCGATGTACGGGCCAACCAACAGTCAAGGATGGGGTGAAGGAGGATTCGGATTGTTCACAATGCAAGACGCATTTGTTTGCACGAAGTATCACGACTTCTGGGTCTTTGTGGGGAGCAAATTATGAGCAACGAGACGCCCAGAGAAACAGTAGTCGGCGTTCTGTTCACCTTCGCGGTGCTAGCAGTTCTGTTCATGTTCGCGAAGAACCTTACCAAAAAGCCCGAGCCGAACGAGCCGATCAAGATCGGCCCGTTCACCATCGCTTGCATGAACCCTGTCTGCAAGTGCGTAGATGTGTGCAACTGTGGCGAGAATTGCGAATGCAATCTCGCACCTCCTTCGCAAGCACCGCGAGCCGAGGCACTCAAAGAAGTCATCATGTTCTCTCGCAAGCCGTGCCCGGCTTGCGACCAGTGGTGGGCCGTACAGCGGCCAAAGTTTGAACAAGCCGGATACAAGGTCGGCATTTGCTACGATCACGCCTTTCCAGTTACGCCGCATTTTCTCATCCAGGAAAATGGTAAGACATACGAAATTGTCGGCGCAATGTCACTTGAACGACTGAAAAAGGAGCAGGCTAGATGATTCGCACTCATTCCATCATTGCCCAAGCGGTAGACCCCTCTCAAGCTCATCGGTTCTTGACCGAACAGAACTACACAACCACCGGGGTGGTTGTTGCCATTCTGATTGCTGTTGGACTGGGCGCGTGGAGGGCCGCAAGTTGGTTCGGCAAGGAGATCGCGATCCCCGCAAGGGATCGCGGGTTCCTGCACTTAGACAACCTAAACACCACTTTGGAACAGGCGAACGATACGATGAAAAGCGTATCGGCGAGTTTGCAGCGATTGGCTTCCGTGCCCGAACGGTTGGACTCCATTGAGGGGAAAGTGGATAACCTCTCGGAGAGGGTGGATAATATGGATACTCACCTCAATTCTAGTCGGATTTCCGACAAGTAACCGGAGCGCAGAATGGCTGTTGACCTACGATCACTGATTTCAAGTATACCTGGGTGGCAACAAAAGACTGCTTCGCAAGTGTACGCCGACTTGAACGCTCCGCATGTTCATGTCGTCGACACTCGTATGTGGACTTGGAGCGGCATCGCCGAGATCCTCGGCGATACGTCTACCGAGGCTCTGCGAGACGCTCTTGAAAACGGCGGATCGAAGTGGGCAGTCTATGCGTTAACCGGTACTGGCTTGCCACTGGCTCGCCAAGACATCCAAGAGAAGCTCTACACTTTACATGAGTACGGCATTGTGCCGGGCGCAGACAAGCTAGCTTTGGAAGTGAATCGAATGGAGTCTGTATTACAGAACCACAAGATCACAGCCTCGCAGCAAGACGTGGATGACGCTTTGGAATCGTTGAAGCTGGATCTAGTGCGACAAGCGAAAGATGACTCGTGGCAGGACAGGCTGCAAGCGGCAAGAGAAAAACTGACAGTTTGGAACGGTGATCCTGCTACGGAGCCTCAGCTGTGACAATAGCCTTGCAAGCGTCTAGTACCGTCAATGCTTCGACCGGAACCATGCTTACGCATGCGGCGGGAGACTTGTTGTTGTGGTTTGCCTACAACGATGGAGCATCAATAATTCCAACAGTTCCCGCAGGATGGGTAACGAGAGTTGCAATCTCGCTTAGCAGTGGTTCGTTAGTTATCGCGTACAAGTTTGCTCAGACATCATCCGAGTCTTACGGCACATGGACAAATGCGGATCAGATTTACGCAACGGTTTGGAGAGGTGGCCCGGGAACTCTTGTGTTTCCAAATTACATTTCGACCAACTCCGGCACGGGCACGACGATTGTATATTCTGCACAAACGGCAAACACATTTCAAACTAACGCAAGCGATCAAGCGTTGGTAGCGTGGGCGCAAAATCGCAATGCGGCAAATACTCTGTCAAGTCCGACAGGAATGTCGCTCGTTCAGTCGGCAACAGATAGTTCATTGTGGCAAACGCGATTGGATCACCAGTTGAGCCGCACAACAATTTGGCCGACGACCAACGTGACAGTTACCAATTCGGCAGCATGGCGGACATATGTTCTGTCGCTTGTGGAATCGCCAGTTTACGGTGCGACTGGCGGCGGCGGTACTTTCGATCCCCTAGACCACCCCTTAATCAAATAAACCATGAGCGAATACATTGGTGATTTCCTAGCAGGGTCGGTGATTAGGATCAAGTTTAACACCTTGAGCCAAGCCCTCGTACCCACCACACCAGCGGTAGCGATGACTTTCGCTGTGTACAAGAACAGCGTCACGGAAAGTACGTCCGGCATCAGCGTCTCTGCGGACTATGACGGCAAGGCCGGTCTTCACATGGTCACAATTGACACATCGGCGGATGCTACGTTCTATGCCGTAGGTGAAGACTACGATGTAGTCTTCACAGCGGGAACAGTCGACGGCAAAGATTTGACTCGCATCAAGCTCAAAGCCTTCTCGATTGAGAATCGCAATCGAAAAGCCAACGTAGTGCAAATCAACGGACAAGACGCCAACGCAGCGGCGGCGGTGACGTTCCCAGCCTCCGTAGCAGACGAAACGACTGTTGCCTCGCGAGCATCACAGGCGAGCGTCGATACGCTCGCCTCTTATGTTGACACAGAGGTAGCTGCAATCAAAGCCAAGACTGACAATCTGCCGGTAGATCCGGCAGATGCCAGTGATATTGCTGCCAGCTTCGTAACAGTCAATAACACACTTGCTACCATCTCAAGCTACATCGACACAGAGGTAGCTGCAATCAAGGCGAAGACTGACAATCTGCCGGTAGACCCGGCAGATGCCAGCGACATTGCCGCGAGCTTCGCGAGCGTAAATGCAGCCCTGGCCACGATAGCTGGGTACATAGATACCGAAGTAGCTGCAATCAAGGCCAAGACTGACAATCTGCCGGTAGACCCGGCAGATGCCAGCGACATTGCCGCGAGCTTCGCAAACATCACGACTCTTCTGGGTACGTTGGCATCCTATGTAGACACAGAGGTAGCCGCAATCAAAGCCAAGACTGACAATCTGCCCGCAAACCCAGCGGCAGTTTCAGATGTGCCTACGGCATCGGCTATTGCCGATGCGGTGCTAGAAGAAAATGTTGACGATCACGATGGGGTCGCACATAGTCTCGCTAAATACATCAGCATCATCAAAAAGTCCAACACCGTTGTCGAAGGAACCGTCACCTCAGCGACGACTCCAACGACAACTACCTTCTCCTCCAATGTCAACTACCCATCAGGTGCTTTCAAGCACGCCGTTCTGCTCTTCATCAGTGCGGCATCTCTGAACGAGCAGAACAGCCCAATCACTGGGTATGTAAACAGCAATGGGGTGTTTACAGTCGAAGAGGCGTTCACGTCCGCTCCGACTGTGGGCGACCAATTCATTGTTATACCAACCGTCCACGTTCACTCGATTTCCGCAATCCAGTCGGGCCTAGCCACCAGCACAGCGTTGGCCGCCGTGGCGGCCAACGTGACTGCCCTAGTGACCCGCATCCCAGCAACGCTGTTCTCGGGCATCACCTATATGTCGCGATGGCTAGGAGCCATCGCAGGCAAAACGGCAGATAGCACCACCCGAGCCGAAATCAACTTGACCACAGCGGGGGCAGGCTACAACGAGACGACAGATTCGCTCGAAGCGATCCGAGATCGCGGCGATGCTGCTTGGATCACCGGAGCGACCGGCCAAGGGTCGGGCGCGAGGATCGTAACGATCACGGTTCGAGACGCCTCGGCCAATCCGGTCGAAGCCGCCACCGTTCGCGTTTACCGGGCAGGGGAAACCTATGCTGGCGTTACCAACGCCAGCGGTGTGACTACTTTCAGTCTCGATGACGCGACGTTTACCGTCGCGATCACCGCCGCAGGGTTCAGCTTCACTCCGGTTTCGCTAGTGGTCAGCGGGAACGTCTCGCAGACGTACACGCTGACTAGCACCGGTGGAGTCACGCCGAGCGTGGCTCCACGGACAACCGGATACTGGACTGTGTTCGACCTGAACGGAGTCGCTCAGGCGGGTGCGCAGGTGACGATCCAGGCATCGTCACCACCTACAGGATCGACGGGCATCGTCATGGAAGATGCCGCTCGGACGGCCGCCGCCGACAACCAAGGGGTCATTCAATTCAACAACTTGGTTAAGGGGGCTACCTACATCGTTTACCGAACGGGAAGTCTCCGCAAGTACAACATTCTGGTTCCGGCCAACGCCGGAGATTCGGTCGCACTCGGAAGTATCGTGGGGTGATAAATGGCAAGAACAACTTTGGTCGCCGTCAACAAGATCATCCAGTACGACTCGACGAACGTACCAGATCCCCAGTTGATGATTGACAGTGCGTCTCTGATGGTGACGAACATCATCGGAACGTCCCTAGACGTGAATACCGCCGAGCTTGTCGAGCGGTATCTCTCGGCTCACCTGATTGCCATCAGTGACCCTCGGATACAAAGCGAGCAGGTCAAGACGATCCAAGCAAGCTACCAAGTCCGTCTTGCAGACGGACTTGGCCTGACGCACTTTGGAACCACTGCCATGATGCTTGATTCCAGCGGCAAACTTGCCGTCTGGAATAACAAGGTCGTCAAAGGCATGGTCAAATTCGATCTGTTCTGGGCCGGTAAGGAGGCAAACACCGATGTCACTTATTAGGCGTGCGCAGAAACAGACCATGGTCTATTGGCCTAGGGTAGGCACACAGAAGACCGGCGAACCTATTTGGGGATCACCGGTCGAGTATACCTGCCGGTGGGAAGAGATGCTCAAGGAAGTGCTGAGCAATACCAACACCCGAGTCATGTCTCGGGTGCAGACGATCACAGAAGTCCGCCTAGAAGTAGGCGGATTGATGCGATTGGGCACACTGGCCGATACCGCCTACTGGGACAACCCCAAGCAGAACTCAGATGTGTATGAAGTCATCGACTCGTCGATGACTCCGAACCTGCGAAACACCGAAACGCTCTACGAGGCTTGCGGCTAATGAGAGTTAAAATAGACGGAGTGCCTGCGCTGAGTAAGGCCCTTAGGGCATACGCCAAGGATCTAGGACACGCCTTTAGGCAGTCTAGTGCGGATGCCGCTGATACTCTTCTGAGGAATACGGACGTTTTCGTAAAGCAGGAAACTGGAGCCCTGCAAGCGTCTGGTATCTGGATGCAGGAAAAAGAAGGCTTACAGACTGAAACCATCATCGGATATGGGGCAGAGCCTGAATTCCCACACTACCGAGTATTCGTATCTTCGGGGCGTATTGTACTGCAAAAACCCGAGAAGTACGCCGCTAAGCAACACGATGAGATTCAAGAAGCCATACACCCTGGAACTCAGTGGAAGTGGATGGATCATGGAGTTGATATGTTCCAAAGCGTTATGGTCGGAATGATAGCAGAGGAGATGTCCAGAATATGACCGGTGCAGAAGCCTTGGCAGAGGTAATCGAGACAAATCTCCCAAACCTTGGATATTCAATATTCATCAATCACGTCCCAGACCAGCCAGATAACTCAATTTTAATCTATGAAATTGGGAGTGGTCGTTTGGAACCTCGGAAGCATCGATCCGGCAAACGCGATGAGCATCCCCGTATTGAAGTTCGCGTTAGGGGGGTGGATTCTACCGCAGGTGGGGTTCTTAAGCAGCTTTCGGATATGTTTGAATCCGTTTACGGGTTCCCTCTGTCCGATGGTCAAAAATTGCTAGTCATCACTAAATCTAATACAATAGGATTTGCAGGGCAAGAACAACAGACCCGGCGATACCACTACGCACAACAATTCCTGCTCACCATTTCGGAGTAAACGATGGCAAAGCTAACAGACGGGTTCAAGACACTCATTGCGATCACCGGGATTACTGCGCTTTTCGAGGAAATCGAAGTAACCCCACCCGAATTGGATGCCAACGGAGTTATTGACCAGACCACGATGCGAAATGGTCGCTACCGAACCAACCTCGGTAAGAAGTTGGTTACTCTGGGAACCATTTCGGTTGTGGTAGCATATGATTCAAATGTCATCCCGCAGATGCAGAACATTCTCGGGTCGAATCGTCAAATCGTCATCACATTCCCAGACGGTGCGACTTTCACATTCTATGCCGTCGTGAATAAATTCACGCCGGATGCTCTCAAAGAAGGTGAGCGTCCTCAGGCTACTTTGGAACTCATTCCAAGTAACTTGTCAACTGCCGCTACCCCAGCAGAAATCGGGCCTGTGCTTGCAAACGTGGTTACAACCACGACCACAACCACGACGCCTGCTCCGTAATCCTGGCCGAACACTTGTTAGTTTCCAGGCGAACCCGAGTGTTCGCCTTTTTTGTAGCAGAAGGGTGAAAAAATTATGTCAGATGCAGTGCGAATTTCAGTTCTCCGCAAGTCTCAGCCAGTCGAACTCGAACTCTCCGAAGGCGAGTTCGTTCGGTACTCCATCAAGGAGTTGACAGGGGCGCAGCGAGATGAGTATTTCAACAAGACGGCATCGAGAACTAATCGCGATGCGAATGGCGAGGTCGTGAGCATGAAAGACTACAAGGGTCTTTATAGCACCCTTCTGTCTTTCTGTTTGTACGACGCAGACAGCAAGTTGATTCCTGAGTCGAAAATCCAGGAATGGCCGGATACTGCTCAAAAGGCTTTGTTCGAGATTGCTATTGAACTCAATGGCCTCAGGATCAAGAAAGCCGACGAGGGCTCGGAAAAAAACGATTAGGGCCAGAAAAGTACCTGTGGTACAAACTGGCACATGAACTTGGATGGCCCGTATCGCTGATTAAGCAGTTGACTACGGTATCGGAATTTGATGAATGGCAGGCGTACTTTGAAGAACGCATGTCGCATTCAGAGAAGTCTGACTACTACTCTGCTTCGATGATACGGGCCATCTATGCTTCCCAGGGAGCAAAGGTAGGGCCGATCAATGAGTTCCTTTTGGAACTTAAACCATCCGTACCTGAGGAAAAAAGCTCGAAAGATACTTGGCTAGCTATTTTCGGAATGAAGGATGAGGATCAATAATGGCAGATCGAGAACTACCTCCAATTCGCGTCCGAATCGTCGCCGATAGCAAGAAATTTGATAAGGCGATCAAGGATGTTGAAGATAAGGCCAAGCGTCTCCAAGACTCTATCGATAAGGTAGCTTCGCAGAAAGCGTCTGCGAATGCTGTGAAGATGGCGGTCAAGAACTCTGTGGATTTGATCGAACGGGGCCTTAAACAAGCTGCACAGTCTCTGGTCGGTCAGATCCACACGATCCAAATAAAACATAAAGGGGTTACGGATTCGATAAAGAATGCCACAAAAGCCATAGAAAAATCCTTGGTCGATGCGGTAAATGATGCAGCAAAGAAATTTGCAACCCCAAGCGTGAGTAAAGCAGCGAATGCTGTGAAGATGGCTATGCAGAACGCCGTTGATCTGCTCGAACGGGATCTGCTCCGCGCAATCCAAGGTTTGGTTGCTACATCTAACAAAATAAATGTCTCTACGACTAAGATCAACAAGCAGATCAAGGCGTCCCTAGCCGCCATTACGGATGTCCTGATCAATTTGACAAACGGTCTGGTGGCAAAGACTAATTCTATACGACCCTCCGGCTCCGCTAGGGTTAATTCTACTATTCGACAAGCTGTCGATGTCGTGCTGCACAGCGTGCTTCGATACATTCGGCTGATGGTGGTGAACGCGCACAATATCCGGTCATCGGGAGCGGGTCGTGTGAACACTACGATTCGTCAAGCTATCCATGTGGTCGAACACTCTCTGCTTCGCTACATTCGGTTACTTGTAGTCAATGCCCACAATATCCGGCCTGCGGGCTCCGGCCGAATAAACGCCACCATAAGACAAGCCGTACAGGTAGTGCTGCACACCATCCTACAGGTCACACAGAATACTATAAGCACAGCCGCTCTCGCCATGCTTACTCGCGTCATGTATGTGCCCATGGTGCGAGCTAGACTTAGAGTCATCTTGCAGTCTACGCTACAAGCTGTTTTACAAATGATGCAAAACAGCTTTCAAGTAGCTACTAATACGGTGAACATCCAACCGATGGTCACAAGATTCACGAGACAGATGACTAGGCATGTGAACAACATGCTCAATAACATGCAAAACCAATTCGGAAACGCTGTAGGCGGCGGTGGCGGTGGCGGTGGCGGTGGCGGTGGCGGTGGCGGTGGCGGCAACGCTGCGGGAGGCGGAAACGCTGTAGGCGGTGGCGGCATGGGAGGTATGGGCGCGCGTGCTGATATCTATATGCATGCCAATGCGTTGAGTAGCCTCGTGCAGTCCGGCAAGGGCATGCTTGACGTATACGCCAACTTCAAGGCGGCGAGTGCAGGTATCGAAGTGTTTACGCGAGATGCTGCGAAGGCTAACGCTGTTATGGGGGACTTGATGCAATACGCTCAACAGACTCCATATAGCATGGCAGGCATCGCTGAGGAGACTAAGAATATGATGGGTCGCGGCGTTGCTGTCGATATGGCTACCGATGCTATTAAAAGACTAGGGGTCGTTGCCGGTGGTAGTCAGGAGCGGCTAAGCCGACTGTCTTTGGTCTTCTCTCAGATTATGACCAAAGGCAAATTGATGCAACAAGATTTAAATCAGCTAGCCGAGCATGGGTTCAATCCGCTGGTTACGATGGCTAGAGCATCGCTGAAGCCTGGGTTCACTGACGATGAACTCAAACAGCGGATCAAAGAAATCACACTAGCCAAAGAACAAGGTCTGGTAACATCTGAGCATTTCGCGAAGGCTCTAGAAGTGGAGACTTCTAAAGGTGGCTACTTCGCTGATCTTCTCAACAGGATGTCGAAAGAGGTGGGCGGTCTAACTAGTCGATTATCTGAGATGTTTCTGGAGATGAAGCTGTCTGTCATGGATGTGCTGGATGCTAGGCTTAAAGATGCCCTAAAAACTGCTATTGTATATGTCAAAATGCTCCAAGATTGGATAAAAAATAATCGAGAGGCCGCCGCAAGAATAGTTGATTTTGTTGTCAAAGTCGTAGCCTTTATAGCCGCCTTCCACATGCTCGGATTGGCTGTGGCCAGTGTTCGTTGGTGGTTGCATAGTGCTGTTTCTGTGTTGTACGGACTGCGAGTAGTCTTGACACCTGTCATTGTATTGTTTCAATCAATGGCATATGTAGCCCAGTATGCTGGTGTCGTATTCGCCGGTGCGTTGCGTATGGTCACTGTTATGACTCAGATATACAATACAGTCACGCTCATGATGGATAGGGCGATTGCGGCTGCCTATAGAGGCATGGTCTACTTCACCACTAGCATATTGGGCAACGCAAGGGCTCTTGCGATCAACACGATAGCAATGTTGCGAAACTCTGCTGTCGGGAGATTTTTGGCATTATCTTACCAGACCATCCGTTCTGTGGGCCTTCTCGAATACTTCAGACAACTGGCAGTCGTAGTCGCACTGTCCACATTTGCGATGCTCCAAAATGCCGCTACTGGACTAATGGGTGCGGTTAGGACTGGCGGTGCTATAGGTTTGCTCGTGCGGATGATGAATGGATTTCGATTGGTTTCAATATTCGCTTGGATGTCTTTTTTAGGGCCGATCCCGTTAATAGTCGGCGGCATTGGATTGGTCGTAGCTGGTATTTTTGCTGTGATGAACGCATTGCAGGGTGCAGGCGGAATTTCTGGGGCGATAACCAAGATTTGGGAAACTATGCAGTGGTTTGCACAAGCCGCCTATGGTTTCTTTTACAACTTCGCAGAGAACGCAGGCATCATTGCCAAGTATGTTTATGAGAACTGGCGTTCGATGTTTTCGGATTTAGGTAAAATCCTTGGTGGGTTCTTTATGGCTGTCCCCGGAAACATCCTAGTCATGTGGAGAATGGGGCTACGACTCACCGTTGCCTTCGGAACATGGTTAATAGACTATTTGCCCAAAGCAATTAAAAATGCTTTCTCAGCCGCAATGGATTTCGTGAAAGACGTGTTCATGCGAATTCTGGATGCCGGTAAACGAGTATGGAAATTCATTACCTCACCTTCAGAATGGGGCAAAGGAACCAAAGCGATCACAAGTTTTATGGACACCCTTTCGGGGGACGTTGCAAAGACTCGCGAGGACGGATTTTTTGAAGCCGCTAAGACGATCATAAACGAAGAGACAGGCAAAATCAAAACGGGGCTCGAAGGAGTCGAGTTCTCATCCCCCGAAATGAATCTGAATCTCAAAGTTCCCGAGGCTCAAAAGCCCCCTGAGCCCCCAGAGTTGGCAATACCCGAAGCACCTACGGATGCTGCGGCTATGTTTGCTGCTATCCAACCAGATGCCAAAGGCACAAAAACGGGCACAAAAGGAAGCGACTACAAAGTACAGGATGCTATGTCTGTCCACAGCGGCGACTACACAAAGAGGATGGCTGAGTACATGGATAGAATGCGAGGTATGAAGGCCGCGACATCCGATCCGAAATTGCAAGCACAGAACAAAGCCAATCAAATCCTACAGCGGATTGAGAAAAACACACAGCAGAAACCTATGGAAGTCGCAGAACTCGACCTTTAGGAGATCTTTATGACAGCATACCTAGTCGGACTAAAAAACCAGAGCATGGCTCGTGATGAAGAAGGTCATAGAACCTACGATGTCATATGGCAATTCCGAACCAATTCGTATCTCGATGGGCCGGAGATGGTTTTGGCGGCGGTCAATACGCAACTGCCCCCGCTAGGCACTGCATATGCTATCGACAATGACTACGATCCGTGGGCGTTTCGCACGCCTGAACTCTCCATCTCGGTACACCGAGATGTCGAGGAAGGCGAGCCTACGTTGGATTGGATGGTCAGTACGAAGTACACCACCAAGCCGATGTCGAGATGCATGTTCCCGCCCATCGACAACCCGCTCCTTGAGCCGTTCACTCTTTCTGGTGACTTTGTTCACGTCAGTCGCGAAATGAAGGTGGACAAGGACGGCATGCCTCTCCGACACCCGAACTTTGAGCCGATCACCGGCCCCGAAGTTGAAGACAAGATCAGCTACCCTTCGGTCACAATCGGCTTTAACACCGGCGTCCTGCCGCTCAGCACTTATGTGCTACTCATAAACAAAGTCAACGACGCACCCCTTTGGGGTCTTCCTTCTAGGTGTGTACGCTTTACGGATGCGAAATGGGAGCGTGTGTTGTATGGGTCATGCTTCTACTACTACAAAGTCACATACACCTTTGAATGCAATCTGGAAACTTTCGATAAAAAAGTGCCAGCAATGGGGATGAAGATTAAAAAGGAAGGGACACTTGGAACCAAGGCAGAGGACTTCGTAATTGCAAAGGACAGCAAGGGAGAGAACATGGAAGTTGTTTTCCTCAATTCCTCTGGGGAGGCTGTGGATAACGAAGAAGATGTCTACATCCAGACGCTGAGAATTCCAAAAGAGGCCAATCTACTACTTCTCGGGATCCCAACCACACTCATACCATGACGCATAGAAACGAAGAGCAATTTTTGACCACCCAAGGCACTCCAAAAACCATAAACGACGATAGGTTTACCCTGGTTGTCCAGGGCCATTACCTTGAGTTCGAGACTGGGCAAACGACCGTTGCTCGATGGGCGTGCGACCGATTAGTTCCGTCCAAATACGCATCCCAGCAACAAAATATCAAAATTAACCCAGGTGAGAAAAAGGAGATCATTCTCCCAGAGTCTTGCGAGGCTTACGAACTGCTTCTGGGACACAAAGTCCCGCAACTGCAACAGAAAAATGAATTGCTGGAAAGCCAGCAGAAGATGAACGTAATTGAAATTTACAACGAATCGGGATTAGTCGGTACAATAGGGCCAGAGCGGATGATGTATGGACAGTTCAGTGGGAAGCTGTATGCGTCTTCCACACGATCTACCTCCATTTTGCATATCTCGGCCTTCCCCCTATGACTCAAAATAAATTCTACACGCTAACTAAAGAAGGTCTGAAGGTCGTCAAGGGGTTAGTCGAGGCGGTACGATCCGCACCACCCCCGTCGATGCTCCCTCCGACTAACAGAAACTTCCAAACCGCACCGGATGCGTACTGGGCTTTACCGCCATGTGAGACAGGACTACCTGCCGCAACCCGAGAAGACGGTGAGGTGTTTCCAGGCGAAGCCGTGTGCTGCCTGTTCAAATTAGATGAAGCCCAGAAGAAGCTGATCCCAGTTCTGGACGGCATTGATCTGCCAGTGAAAGTCCTGGTCTACAACTATTATGCCTTAACAACTACCGACTTCGTACAAGTCTTTAGGCATAAGAATGGTTATTGGACAAATGAGCGACCGCAGGAGGTAGCCTCGTCTTCCTCGACTACGTCTACACAGCCCCCAGACATATCGCCCAGACCCGTGTGCCAAGGTGAGTGCATATTCACTGCTGGGTTTGGGTTAGGCGGTTTGGTTTGGAAACCCCCGCAAGGCGGGTGTTCCAATACGACCACCTCAAGCACGACCACCACGACCACAACGAGTACGACCACCTCAAGCACCACCACAACAAGCACAACCCCCGCGCCGTGTTCGTACACGCCTTGTAGGCTTCGATGCATGCCCGTCACTACGACCACTGGCAGCCCGTCTGGCAGCACGTCCACGACAACTACAAGCTGGCCCCAATCGTGGCAGCCATCACTGCGTTATGTGGTCGTAAGCGATCTGTACAACTTCCCATGCACGGAGCCTTGCTCATGCTACGGGGTTGGAGATCCATGTTTTCTAGAGGAAGGCGAAGTCCTTAGCCAGTGTCTCGTAGTCTCCACGACGACCAGCACTACTAGCACGACCACAACTACCCCGGCTCCGGGAGAAGAGGCTTGCTCATTGGCAGCCTCCGTAGTCCCCGCGATCCCCGGCGAGTACAGAGCCGCCATATGGAAAGGCGGCGTCGGTGGTTGGGCGATCTGCCAAGATTGCCCAACAGGCCAAGTACCATTGCTAAAGGTAGGTAGCGTTGCCGCTTTTGATCCTGGGCCTACCTCGTGGGTGATGATACACGACACCCCATGCGTGGCCTCTCCATGCGCGCTCGACGACTCTGAATTCAGCACGGGCTATGCAGGCTTTAAGGCTTTTGGCTATGCTGATCAAGTGTTCTACTGGGGAGGGCGATACGGCTCAGAGGCTTTATTGTTTGAGGATGGGGAAAAGTTCGCTGGTAATTGGATACAATGCCAAAGTTGCCCTGCTGGGACTAGACCGTCAGCCAGTCCGCCAAAGTTCATATACTATCAAGATGTGTTTGTCAACGGGGTGACAGAATCCCCGATAGGTGTTTACCTATTTGAGTCCCCATGCGTGCCTGGGCCTCCCTGCGAGACGTGTGAGTCGTCACCGCTGAACGACTACCTGCCGATCAACCAAAACACCACAACAACGTCCACAACGTCCACAACGTCCACAACATCTACTACTCCTGTCCCGTGCGGATGTGAGCCTCCTACGTTTTGCCCTGTGTCCGCCTCTGATTGTGTGCGAACCGTCTGTCGCCCAGGCGGTGCGAGTATGGTGGGCATAACATGCCCAACAACTACTGGGGCTCCTGGTCAGTTTGTGTGTTATGACACAACGTACAACCAGGAATGCAACTGCGGTTCAAGCACCACATCGACTACGCTTGCTCCCTGCTCGGGATCTTGCTCATCTCAGTACCTCACAGGTCGCGGATATGTGCCAGTAAGCACATGCCAACCAGGATGCAACTGTGTGTTGTCGTACCCATCCACATCGCCGCCATGCGGGACTATCGTTTCTGGGAGTTGCGTTCGTCCAGGAACAACGCCGTCCAATTTATGCACGTCTTGCGAAGGATCTTGCATGTGGTACGCAGTGTATGAGGACGGGTACGGATCTACATTGAGATGGCAAAAAACTGTAGGTATGAACGACGGGTGTTTCCCAGTCCGTAACGGAGTCTCTGGATGTAAATGCCCGCCACACGGATCTTGGCCCAACATCGGCGGGTACTCTCCGGGATGTACTAATGTGCTAGAAGATAATCCGTGTTGTTGTGGTTGCTACCCACCAGCTACGCCGCCTGCGAGTATTTGCGACTTGGTAGAGACTGGCTGTCAGTTTAGGTCTATCGAACCGTGTGCTTGTTGCACAACTCAGCCTTGCGACAAGCAATGCACATTCAGAGGCAATCTTATCGGCGGCTGGGTTAAAATCGACGACCCATGCCCGTCGACTTGCCCCTGTCCAGCATATCCGCCGACTCTTAGTGCGTCCGACTGTGAGATCCGCAGGTACACCTGCGGATCCGTACTTCCTACCACGCAGACATCTACGTCCACAACGACTGGCACGACAGTCGCTCCTCAGGCTTGCTGCTTCCTCGATGCCGCTTGCGAGATGCTTACCCCTCAACAATGCATCGCCAGATATGGATCGCCCCAAGGCCCCGGAAGCACTTGCGAAACTGCGGATTGTCCAACTACGCCTGTACCTACCGGCGCATGTTGCTACCCTTCTGGCGGCTCCACCTTCTGCGCCACCGAGACGCAGGCGGACTGTTCGTTGCGGCTAGCTAGTGTCTGGTATGCTAACCAGAACTGCGATTCGTTTACATGCCCATCTTTCACTACTACCACGACAACGACATTGCCTCCGACCGGTAGGTGTTGCCTAAGAGCAGTTGAGTCGGGGGGTATCTTTTGTACAGAAGGTCTTACTCAAGCAGAATGTGATTTTTACAACTTCCCTAGCGTCCCCCAATATCAAGTTCTGGGATGGACTCAAGGTGCTTCTTGCTCTCCGGCAGATGTGTGCGGCACTACGACGACCACCACGCCTGTTCCGCTTGGGCGATGTTGTTTTGGTACTGAATACTCGCTCTGTGCCAGCGGCCAGACTGAGTCCTGGTGCGACCGGGCCAGCGGGTATTGGGTAGCAAATGAGACGTGTGCCCAGGCATCCTTCCCGTGTGGGCCGACCACGACGACGACCACAATTGCACCCACAACGTCGGTGACTTTATCACCTCCGTTGTTCCCATAACTATCTCACAAATTTTGCTGACTTAGAGACATCCTGTAGAATCAGGATGTCTCTTTCCATTTCAGCGGGAACAAATAAATGACCAAGCCCTTCCTTACCATCGCCATGGCGACTTACGATGACTTCGACGGCGTGTACTTTTCGGTGCAGGCGCACCGAATGTACCAGGACACCGCTCGGGATTGCGAGTTCATCGTCCTCGACAACAACCCCGACAGCGAACACGGAACCCATACCCGAAACTTTGTCCAGAGCCTATCGGCCAAGGACAAAGTTCGGTACATCGCCCACACGGAGTCGTCAGGGACGACTCAGACCCGCGAACGACTCTTCCGCGAAGCGGAAGGGCAGTATGTCATGGTGACGGATCCCCATGTGTTCCTCCAAGCGAACGGAATTCACCGCTTACGGGAATTCCTTACCAATTCGGATGAAGAGATGCAAAAGAATCTTTTCACCGGCCCTCTTTTATATGACGGCCTCTCGTTCGTTTCGACCCACTTCGAGTGCGTCTTCCGCGACCAGATGGAAGGCACTTGGGCGACGGCTTGGTGGCATCCAGACGGGGTTCTTGTGGTGACAGGGCAAACCGCCGATGGGAAACTCCAGATTCGTAAACTCCATCCCGAGGGCCTCGGAGAATGGCACGTCCTGGACGTGCCATTTGCAGGCCACGAACACGCATTGATGGGCCGAGGCTACAAGGTGGCCGGGTTCGACTCGAACGACCCGCCGTTCGAGATCCCGGCGCAGGGCTTGGGACTCTTCTGCTCGTCGAAGGAGCATTGGCTAGGATTCAATCCCGACTTCCGCATGTTCGGTGGCGAGGAATGCTACATCCACCGCAAGTACCGAGCGGCGGGCCGGAAGACAATCTGTCTTCCGTTCCTCAAGTGGAACCACCGATTCGGCAGAGTCGGCGGGCCGAAGTACCCGCTGACGATGGAAGGGAAGGTCAGGAACTACCTGCTTGGGTACAAGGAACTTGGGATGGACACTGAGCCTATCCGCAAGCACTTCGTAGACGAAGTTGGGGTTCCACAAGCTCAGTACGACATGATTGCTTCCGACCCCAAGAACTTCACTCCGTTCGTCCAAAATAAGGCCGCCCCCGTAGCCTTAGACGCGCTCTACAAATCCAACCTCGGAATGCTACTACCTACCGCCGCAACATCGCTAGGCGATGTTGCAGAGTTCCTAGTCAAGAACCCTCGGGATCTTGACCAGCATATCAACGCATTCATGCGTTGGACAATTGGGTGCGATGCCGCTATCGAACTCACCGAACGGCGAGAAAGCTCTGCTTTCTTGCTCGCAGCTATGGGGCGTAAAACATGCTCGAAGCCTACTTGCGGAGACGGGCAATGCTCCAAGAGTTGTCAAAAGGTCGCCGAGGTGTTCTCTTGGCAAGAGGAGGATGACTCGCTCATTCAGATTCTCCAAGATTTGGTGCGAAATCACGCCGGTCGGCCTTTGTCGTACACTGTGACAAAGGCGAACCACGATGAGATGGTTCGAGAAATCCCCGAGGGGGATTTCTTGTTTCTTGACACCCGCCATACAGGCGAGCGATTATTGCAAGAGCTAACCACCTATGCTCCGAAGATCCGCAAGCGGATCATGATTCACGACACAGCAACTTACGGACTGGTCGGCGAAGGGGATACCAAGGGACTCTGGTGGGCCATCAAGAGTTTTATCGCTGCGAGTCCAGAATGGTTCGTCGCCGAGCATAATGACAAGCAGTACGGCATGACCGTACTCTCTCGCGTGCCTGAGGATCGCCCGGAAAATGAGACGAAGCCTTGGCCCAAGACCGACAAGGAAGGCAAGCCTTGTGGTTGTGGAACCAACCTTAAGGCATGGCTCAAAAAGATAGGCATCGAAGCAACGCCAAACTGCTCTTGTAATCAAAGAGCGAGGATAATGGATTCCCAAGGCGTTCAGTGGTGTAGAGATAATCTTGAGCTAATTCTGGACTGGCTAAACGAAGAAGCCACCAAGAGAAACCTCGGTGGCTTATTCGTGCGTCCGGTTGTGAAACTAGTCGTGCTTCGCGCAATCAGCAAAGCTGAGAAGGACGAAGCCGCAGGGCTATGCGGCTAGCTGCCGTCTTACTCTTGGCCGGGTCAAGGTGTCGAAAGCCGCATGCCGATACTTAGCAGTTGAAGCCAGTGCTGGGATTTCATTCTCAGTTCTGATAAATTGCGAAAAACATCTGACTGCTTAAGTCGATGGCAAGTCTCGGTGGGTAGGTGCTTCTCGTACATAAATACTGGACAACCCACACTGTGTGCGACGTGGCTTATGCCACTGTCGCACCCCACGAACAACGCACACTGCGATAGATTTAGGCACACTTCCTGTAGACTCATATGCTTGCCCAAACGGATACATCTGTACCCAAGCTCCTCGAAATAATTTAATATTTGCGAGGCTGTCTGTTCGTCTGGATTCTTGTGGGTGTCGGAAGATATGCCGTCAAATTGATAGCATACCGTCTTGGTCACATTGATTATGTCCCAACGGAACCCAGCATCTACTGGCAAGGCCGGGAAGCACCAATTCAACCAAGCGTCGATTTTGTGCGTACCTTGTTCGCGTACCAAGATCGGAGCATAACGAACATGCTGATTGAACAAGGCTTCGATTTCCGTAAGGCGATCTACGAAGTCGAAACCTGCGTTGATCGTTCCGAGTTCGTATCGAGTTTGATGCATTTCACCTACAACAGCCATCAAACAGTAGCTCGTCCAGTGATCCCCAAGATTGTTGTTGTGTATCGTATAGATTTTGCGATTATTGGTCACTTGCAATACTCCTTTGGGTAAATCCTGATGGTCTTCTGTATCATGTGGGCCTCGTAACTGTGGATAAAAAACCCATCTCTTTGCTCCACAGAGCTTACAACATTATGGACTTTGCTGAGGTCGTTTACGGTTCTGAGCATCTCGTCGCGGGTTTGCTCCGACCGCGCCTTAAACGACACCATTCGGGTGTTACTGATCGCCCTGCCATACTCGCGAACCCACGCACCGGGCTCAATAGCTAGCAGAGCTTGCATGAAATGCGAAGCGTTCAAAGGACGCTTCGCGTCTAGCATCCTCTTGGCTTTTTTCAGAAGCCTACGCTGCAAAGCGTAGGCTTCCTCCTGCGTCCTGATCTTTCGGTCTGCTCTGTAGCTATAGAATCCCATAGGAGGGTGCTTGCCGGGCGACCAGTGGCACACATATATCTCGGCAGGTGGGTTTTTCTTTTTCTTACTCATCATTGGGTTTAGTAAAAGTTAATCCGATCCCTCGCCAATCGGATCGGTCGTTTTCGTGGAAAATAGGTTGGCCGAGTTCTGCGCGTTTTCGCATCACTTCGATTTTTTCAAGAGATCCGGCAGGGGCATCCGTACCGACGAACATGGCTTGTGCCACGTCGTCGTCGATTGGTGTGTTACCGTATCTCAGGACATACTCGAATCGGTCACTGCTCATGCGTTGATCTCGTCGGGTCTGTAGAAGATAACTAGTACGTTAACCCTTTTGTAATGCCAGAACGCCTCGTCAACTGTCATGCCGATTGATACGTTCACAGGGCAATAGCCATCCGCCAGGGGGGCGGGGAACCATGCCAAGTCACCCGGTCGGATCGTCTCCCACCAATCAAGTTGCCGCATTACGCAATCTCCAATCTGCTATCGAAGTCCATGAATTCTTCAATGTGAGTGACCATGATGATCTGGACACCCATCTCCTGTGAAAGCTCAGACAGTAGTGCGCGGACGTTGCTGCGGTAGTGCGACGAGACGAACCGGAACGGTTCGTCCAGAATCAGAACCCGAGCGGGTTGAGGACGTTGTAGCATAAGGCAAGCGAGCCGCAAGCCGAAAGCCGCCACGTCTAAAATTCCGCCGCCGCACGATTGGAGGGGGTCAAGCTCGTGACCTTCCGCATCGACGAGGACGCCGCGCACTTCTGTCTGGCCCCGTTTCTGCTCGAATACGAGCCGAAACGTAAGCCCTTGGTCAGGGAACACCGCCTGCAAACATCGGGTAACAACGTACCCGATGCGTTTCTGGCAAGCCTCCTGGCACTCCATGCTGACTTGTTGGATAATCTCTTTGGCCGCCAAGGCGGCTTCGTATCGTTCTCGCAAGTCGTCGATAGACGACTTGCTGCTTTCGACCGCCATGACGGCAGCCCTATGCTTACTTGAGGCCACCGAGAGCGTTGATTGCATCTTGGTTAGCCGCAAAAAATTCGTCACACTGTTGGTTGAAAGCTGGTTCATTGGTTTCGATGTACTGTTCGAGTTCCGTGATTTCTGCTTGCGCTGACTCAATCGTCTCGTGTCCGAGATCCTTGAGGTTGCGGAGTAGTTGCTCCTTCTGCCCCTCCAACCTCGTTCGCAGAGTCTTGGCTGACTCTAATTTCTTTTGAATTTCCGCATAGTCCACAATCGGTTCTCCTGGCTTTCAGTGTGCATGGTTTATTGCCTGCCCCTCCGTAGGGGCAGGCAATGTATTGTACGTCTGGGCTAGGTACTTCTGGAATACGGTAGACCAAGTTTTTACAGATTACGCAGACAAAATCAGCCATCTTGTTTCAAATCTGCAAGCATCTGCCTAAGGATATGGGCAGTTCGGGGCGGGGCAGCATCGACGGAACGCTCTAGTGTTTCTAGGAATGAATCACCAGTGTGTTGGAGATCCTGCAACTCTTGAATGACCTCGGAAGCGATCTTGGACTCCTCGACCTGCGGTTGCCACGATTCGAGCCATATTGGCTCGGGAACATCGTAGGGATGCTTCTCGATGGAGCCGTCAGACATCAGAACACCATAGTGTGGTACTAAGGATTTCTGATCGGCGTTCTGCGGAATGAACCCGCCGTGGTTCATTACGTTGGGTAGCATCCAAGGGATATGATTGTCTCCGATAATCATAGCATCGAGGTTGGGGTAGAGTCGCTCGAATCGAGACGACTCGTCGGCTTTGGCGTGGCAGTTGAACTGGTTGCTCCATGCGTACTTGTGCAGGACTCCCAGCTTGATTCCATAGAAATTTTCAGCCTTGGTCGGCGGCTCCCACCTACCCCAAGGCATGGCCCACACTTGCACCATCTCGGCAGGGACACCATCCCACCGACCTACGGGTATATCCCATAGGATCTCCGCAGCGACCAGACATCCGTAGGCTCCTCGGAGCCTACTTTCGTAGTCGTGGTAGCGAAGATCGTGTTGGCCGGGAATAGCGTTCAGTGGGGGTAGCTTCTGGATCGCGAATCGGACGAGTTCGCTCGATGGGTTCCATCGGTCGAACACGTCACCGGCACAGACGATAGGAACACCCCAACGAGATGATGCTTTCCCCAATGCGTTCAGGTGGTTCTCCATGACCTCGTACCAATCCTTTTCAGCCCTGGCACTCGGAGCAGTTTCCCGCAAGTGGAGATCCGAACACAGGATGGCTAGAGCGGTCTTTTGCACGTTGGGCATACTTCCCTCACTAATTTGATTTTGGTTTCTAACTCGATAACGGATTGGCAAGCGAGTCGATAAGTTCCTTGCCAATCTGCAACGCTCCACATCAATCGTACTAACTTGGTCTGCTTGGCTCGCGACTCCGCGAGTCGCTTGCCCGTTGCCAGTAGCCCATCCACGTCTCCGTCGATGGGCTTAATAGCGACTAGCTGCTGGGCTACTGATCGAATCGTGGCCAAGCAAGATCGCTTGGCGGCGATCTGCTCGCCCTGCTTTTTCAGTTTAGCTAATCCTGATCCAACAGTATTAACTAAACTGATCTTAGCCGATACGTCGACCAAAGGTGCAACCGTCGTAAGAATCGCCTTGCGGCGACTCTGCTTGTCGGCGACATCCTTGGCCTGATCGGCCAAGGCTTGCAAGCCCAGTATCAGACTTTCTAATGCTAGCAGAGCCTTGGATAGCTCGTCGATTACCTGCGTCTTGTCAGACAGCAGCGTGTATCGGCTTTGCTTATGCTGCAACTCTTGCATAAACACTACTAATGATTCATGCTGGGCCAGAACGCCTGGAACCCAGGCGATCTGGTCGAGTTCTGCTTTCTGCTTCTCGGCGATGGTTTCCATCGCCGAAAGTTCGCCTTTGGTTCGGGTGGCGTTGCTAGCTGCCATTGCGTTTGCCTTGTCGATGATCGACAAGTCTACGATTCGGTTAAGTTCCTTTGCCATCTGGCCGGGGGATAACGTCAGCAAGAATGGGGCATCGTGCTGTCCTTGCAGGTTGATTTCCGAGAGTCCAAGCGTAGCTTGGACTTCGGATGGTTGCTTCGTGGCGCACGCCACGAAGGCCTGTCCGGCGACTCTGTAGCCGTACCCTTCGGATGGATGCTTGAATCGAGTGACCTCGCCTCTCTCAGAGGCGATGGTCACTTCGGTATGAAGCTCGTCAAACGTCTGCAATCCGGTGATCGGCTTGTGTTCCACAAGCCAACGGATTGCACGAAAGACTGACGATTTACCTGCGTTTGTGGGGCCTACGATGACGTTGACATTAGGAGAGAACGCCAATGATCGTGACCGATGAGCTTGGAAGTTGGTCAGGTGGATTTCTGTGAGCATTTTGCTGGTAGATACTTACTAGGTACAAAGTGTTCCTTGATGATGCCATTCTCGACCATCTGCATCGATGCTAACAGCAATTCGACTATGGCATCCATCCCGTTATACGTCAGGAGCTTTGGCGTGGGAATCGAAAATATCTTGTTTCGCTGAGAATTTTCCTCGGACTCGAAAAATGAATCCACATCATCAGCGAAGTAAGGCACGCCCAACTTCGCAAACGCTTGAAATTTCAAGCCCGTGATGCCGCTATTGGGGTTCTCCCAGTGTGCGGCCTGCATTGTGTCCCACCACCACCGACGAACCTGAACCCCCAGCTTGGATCGGCTCCACCGATCCTCGAACTTCATGTTCGCAGCGATCTTCTGAATGTCTGATACTAGGAATCGCCGGATCGCATCGTGCGTATCGGCGAATACCGGGAACGATATGCAATGCACGTCGCCTTCGGCGACGTATGCCACCGACATCGACACGATTAGCTGGTTGTCCCATTCGGGCTTTAACCCGGTGGTTTCGTAGTCGAACGCCGCGATCTTAGCCGTCTTGGTGATCTTGTCCAGTTGGGTGATGATCTCTTGGGCGTGGTAGACCTGCTGGATTCGACTGTCTAGCGGTACGCACCCATCGGGCCACGGGCGGCCCGATATTCGCATCGCATCTCGTAGGTACTTGTATTCAAACATGCTCGACACGTCGAGCATCCGTTTGTGTTCGCCCATGAGGCCCACCGGACAGATCCAGGCGTTAAGATCCCTGCAAGGGATCACTGCGCCGTACCATCGGTCGTAAAGTTCGGCAGGTTGTTGCCAATACCGACCAATGACCGACTGCGTGGCCCTCGGCCCGTAGGGAATGACGACTTCGGGGTTGAGGCGAGCGAGTTCGCTCGCCACAAGCGGTTGGCAATGCCTCCACGCCTCGTTTGAGGCTCCTGGGCAGGCCGCCGCAGGTACTTTAGGGTAAGCGTCGAGTGTTATGCCAACGCGATTGCAAACCGTCCCTAAACGACCAAATTGCCCGTCTAGAAGAGCATCCGGCGCATCGTCACCGGCTTTATCTACCACAAAGACGACTTTGGCCGGTTTACCCGGCCAAGTCTGCTTTGGATGCTGGCAAGTTCGGTCTGCCTTGCACGTCCCGCAAAGTGGGACGACGGGCAAGGACTTGGTTAGCTTTGCGGAAGCGAACAGCGGCATTTCTTCTCGGATTCCTTGACAGTGGTTAGCAAAGCCAGCAGGGTTTCGGGTTGGTCGAATGACCAACCCGAGGTGGTTCGGATGACAAAGAACGGCTCTTCGCCCGGGAGTTGGTACTCGCAGTCGACGGTGAGATCCTCAACACCTACGCCGTCCGAATCTGTCGTCCCAAGGGAGTTAGGTTCTTGGGTGAATCTGATCTGGAATCCGTTGATCGATGGGCCGTAGTCCTTGTCGGTTTTTGGTTTTTGGTTCAGCATCGACTAATCTAAGGCTAGCATTCAGTAAATAGATAGAACCACACGCATCGATCAATATTCTAGAAGTATCAATACCTGCAATTTCTGTCACGACTCCTCGACGACCATGCAAACCTAAATGCGTATTGCAAACTTCTACGAGATCGCCGACCTCAAATTTGCTCATACCACCGTCTCCATTGAAGTGAGGAATACAAAGGATTCGCCGCGAATCCGCAAGGCAGTCTGCGTCAGCGAAACCGGGTAATCGTGCTTGAGGAGCGTTTGAACATACTTAGGGTTGATGCCAAACGCCCTAGCCGGGCCATCATATTCTACGGGCCGGACTTCCTCATAAATGCCCATTTCGTTCTGCCCACGCACCATTATTTTCCCCTGCTTGAGCCGGAACTGGGCCTGTTTCCCAGTTCCCGTGTCAGCGAGGAACGCCGTAGCCTTCTGCAAGGCATCGAGCAGGCAACTAGGAAATCTCAAGCTGGCTTCCGATTCCGACTTGAACGCATCGGATAGATCAGGCAGAGATCCGCTGTACGTTCGGACTGCGACTTGCAATCCTGTATACGTTTTGAAATGCAACCAACCTTCCGATTCGGCAAGGGCGGCAACGCCCAGGCCGTTCACCGCACCGCAAGCCGAACGCTTGATAAGCGTCGGCTTACTGATCGGGCAATCCAGCTTGTAGCGGATTGCCTGGAATGTATCCGTGGCCTGTAGGCCACGGGGGCTGAGTTCAACGCAGGTCAATTCCCATGCCTCGGAGTCTTTGGCCGCTGAATCGGCGGCCATCGCCAATGCGTCTGCGAACACCGGTGGAACGTCTGCCCACTCGCCTGCGGCATCCACCGTTTCGTAGTGGGGGATGACTTCAGGGTGGACATTGAGTTTGATCTGACGGACGTTGGCACACTTGATTACCAATCGGTCGTCTTTGTACTCGATATCGATCTCTTCCTCGGTGAGCTTACGCAAGGTTTCCAAAAGCGGCTTCGCAGGAGCCGCACATCGGAAATTGACTATGGTATCCTGCTGGCAGAGTACCTCATCGTTGAAGGTGTAGACCTTCCCGTTGGAGAACAGAAAGCAGTCAGACTGCTCGATATTCTCGGTAGAGGACAAGCCGGGTGCGCAGGACTCTAGATGACGAAGGAATTCTTTACGCTGGATTTTCATATTTCTTTGCCATCTCTTGTAGTATTTTCAGTTGCCCATCAGTCCAGAAATCCGATCCGGCCTCAAGCAACGCAAAATCGAAGTGACCCGAATAGTCGACCATGAGATATTTCACTTCTGCGGTGCTTCCAGACATCATGTTGGTCACGACGAGTTCTTCTCGCTTGTCTCGCTTGAGAACAAGAATCCAATACGGAGTCCCCGCAGTCGAAGCTGATCGCTTCGCCTGCTCAATGAAATCCCGCATTTGATTTGGCCCGTTGGGCTTATCAAGCACGTCTTGAATCGTGGTGCTGTTATAGCCTCTTTTGAGTTCAAAAGTAACCACGTTCAGCAATCTCTGAGCTTCGTGACATTGGGCTCCAATATCACCGCAACCATTGCTGGTGGATTTACCCTGCTTGGCTCGATTGGTGGCTCGGCCGCCCGAGCCGCCGACTCGCCAGAACCAGTCGTCGGCTTTCCCTTCGCTCCACCAGAGCGAGAGCTTCTTTGCAAACTCTCGCTCGAAGGCGGAGCCTTTCTTCGGATCGCCCTTGCGTTTCTTTTTGGCCGGAGCCTCGGTTGTGGCTTTTTTCTTAGACATTGTTGGGCCTTTCACTGCTTGTGCGGTAAGTCTCCCGTTTGTCGTTGAATTGTCGGTTCCACAGGCTCTGCTCTTGGGCCTGTTCGAGGCTCTGCGAGTTAGCTCTCCTCGCGACTGCTTCCAGCACTCGCTTATCTTTGATGACTTCGTGGCCTTCCCACTTCTGCTCAACGGCTTGCACGAGTTCGCGGAAGCGGACTCGTCGGGGGGCTTTTGTCAGTCGCGTGGTCTTGTTCTTCTGCTTATCGGCCCTCCTCTCCTCAGCAGTTCGCCGATCATCCGGCTTTTGATTGGAATCTAGCCATTGTTTCCTAGTGAAACGAATGCTCATTTCTTGATACCTTTCGGGGTTCGCTTTGCTACGCTGTCAAACACTCGTTCCATCACTGACCAATCCAAAGGAACGTCCTGTGGAACAGGATTGCAGGTTGGGGTTTCTGGTGCGGGTAGTTTGGTAAGCTGGATATTCTTTACATACACTTGTACGTTGTCGGTAAAGCGTTTTCGGAAGTCAGGGTTGCCTTTTCCCATTAAAAATTTTGCAGCCTTAGCCATGCCGATGCCTGCCAGTCCGACAACATTGTCGGATGCGCAGCCTGCCCACGCTTTTGCGGAGGCATAAAGACATGGCGGCATCTCGGAATGTTTTCTACGGAAATCCTCCTCGTTGACAATCGTTTTGGCAGTCGGACGGTAGACTACCACCCGACTGCCTTCGATCATCTGGTAGAGATCCTCGTCATTGCTGACGATGTAGACTTTCCGAGCCTTTGGCAGATTCAGTACGCAAGATGCCATCAGATCGTCAGCCTCAAAACCCTTGGCCCAGAAGATATTTCTGGCTCCAATCATAGGCAAGTGAACCTCGCGGAACGCCGCAATCTGGTCAAATAGGATCTGCCTGAGTTCCTTTTCGTCCTCGGGTGCTTGCAACCTCGCCTCTTTGCGAGGTTGCTTGTAGGCAGGGTCGATCTTCTTGCGATAGTCATACCCGCCGTCGAAGCAGAAAATTAAGGTATCCACGCACAGGTCGTCCTGCAACTTGTTGCAGGACTGATGCAACGCCTTGAACAGCGTGCCTGGATCATCCCGCCAAAACTGCGGCGGGATGGTGTGCCACCGAGCGTAGGCGAGATTGCTTACGTCGATGATCGCGTAGCGATTGTCATCGGTCATTGGCGAGATTCCTTGAGTTCTTGCAATTGCTTGCGAACGGCTTCAATAGATTCGAGTTGGTGGCTAATCGCCACAAACTTATCTCGAAGTTTTGCAATGTCTGACGTGATGGCAGTCAGCATCCCCAACCGCTCTTCTGTTGTGAGTGTTGTGGCGGCCAGAATTTTTTGCACCACGTTCCGCGCCGAGGAGTCAAGTAGTTCTATGGCTTGTTCTGCTACATCAGCGTTCATCATTCATACCTTTTCTTACGGGTTACTGTTAGTTGAGCCTCGATAGAGTCCCAACAAGCCTGCATAGCCTCGAACAACTCTTGTTCTCGGCCATCATCTTCAATCTTGCGAATGAGTTCTTCGCGGTAGTGTGTGGTTTCGTAGAACGGGCAGGAAATCCTGCCCGATGATGCTGTCCATTCTTTTTCTTTCAGCAAGAAATCAACTGCCGCGCCTGTCGCATCCACGCCGAAATCCGGCATGATTGGAATGCTAACAGTTCGTTGTCTTCCGTTGACTCGATTCTTTTCGACTTTGAATACCGGGTTGATGCCGATGATTCGCTTCTGGCCGTTGATCTCTTTTGTCAGTTTCTCGCCGGGGTATGTCCAAATCTCAACCGACCCGCCGAACTTGATGGCATGGCCGCCGCCGCGAACATGCTTCGGCCCGTACAATCCAGCTTTGAGATTGTCCCGCACTTGTGAAATGCTGAGCAAGATCGACCCAGAGTCCTCGATCATTGTGAGGATTCTTGGGAGCCGTTGGCTGTTGATCTTCGCCTTACCGTCCCCGTAGTTGCCGTCAATGTCCTTGCCCTCGGCGCGATTCTTCGCGTCCTCGGCAATCTGCTTCTCTTTCTGCTCGCTGGACAGTGTGTCCATCGAGTCGATGATCGCGACAAATTTTTTGCCCGCCTTGATCTTCGTTTCTAGCCAATCATACACAAACTCAAGTAGCATCGGCTTGCCCGGTTCGGATCGCAGTACCTGAATCCGCCCTGCCGCCTTGGATCCGAAAAACTTCTCGAAATCGAAGTGGTTGCCCACTTCGGCGTCGATGTGCCATAATTCGTAATCGTCGAAGTCCGGGTTGTTGGCCGCTTCGGCCAATAGCGTCAGAGTCGCCAACGTCTTACCGCTAGACGAATCACCAACGTAGAAAACGTAGGTTCCTGCCATAATACCCTTACGCCAATCGCCGGATACGGCAAGGTTCAATAGAGGGCATCCGAGCGAAAGGAACTTCTGTTCCTTTCGTTTGGTCGTCGCCGCCTCTTCTAGGACTTCGAGTGGTTTTTTCTTAGCCATTCGGCATCTCCTTGATAGTACGAATTTGATCGAGAACGTATTGCGTCTTGTCTTTAACCTCAATCGTACTGTTGTACGATTGAGGATACAAGATTGCGAGGCCGCCTTTGGCCTCGAAAAGCCGACAATTATCAAGATTGTCGTCGATTAGGATCGCCCCTGGGCGAGCCAGTTCGTATTTGTCGTGCATGAAAATCGTATGTCTGGTGCTGATACCCAGTTCCTTCTGCAACCAAACGGCTCTGCCGTACAGGCAATTCGGATGCGGGAAGGGTCGCGTGCAGACGTATGCTGAATCGGCAAGTTTGCCGATCTCGGCCCAAAGTTTTTTGGCCCCAGGTAAAAGTTCCATCGACTCCCAGAACGAAACAAATGACATCATGTCGTCGAGTTCTGCTTGAGTAATCCCATGCTCAGAGAATCCGTCCCAAGCTCTCCAAGGTTTGAGGGGTTTATCAGCCCACGAATGGACTTGCTTAACCCAATCTCCCAGAACGCCATCACAGTCCACATAAACAACCATTGCTTTTGCCCTTTTACAAACGTAGAAACATGAAAAAACCACCCATCACCTGAGTAAACAAATGATGGGTGGTATAGTTGTCCAGTACACAAGTTGGAGGTTTTGTTCTACTTGTTACTTGAACTAGGCAGTTAGGGTTTGTGAATCCCGGCACTTACCTCACACCAGCTTATTTTGCGGAGAAGTTGGAACCCGCTCGGAAGCCAACCGTTATTTTTTCTTCTTAGTCGCTTTCTTGCTTTTGCCTGCTTGGCTGAGGGCAATTGCGACTGCCTGCTTGTTGCTCATGTCGGGATGCTTCTTCATCTCCTTTCGGATATTTTCCGAAATCGTTTTTTGACTGGAACCTTTTTTCAATGGCATGGTTTTTCTCCTATTGCCGAGCATCATAAAACGGGCCAAAAGCCTATTGTATCGTAAATGTCGGGACTTGGTTACAAGTCCCGACAAAAGGATCGGGCAGGATTCGCACCTGCTTTGCCGCGATTTTACGCCCTCGCTTGGATGTCCCCGTTAGGGAGGCCCAACGCCGCCGACCCCTAGCCCGATCATTGCTCGGGCCAATCCGAATCCCATGCTACATTGCTATCAGACTCAGCGGAGGCTGGTGCTGGGTCTGAAGGCATAGCTGGCATGGCTTCTGTCGCTTGTGCCATAGGCTCTCGCGACAAGTCGGCCAAGTTCACCTTATGGGGCTCATCTTCTTTATCGAAGACGCTGATTACCCCTCCGGCGTTCTTGTGGACTGTCACTTCACCCAAAGTTCGGTGGTAAACCACCGAACCCTTAGCAGGCCAAGAATCTGCCGCCTTCGCCGCCGGTGTAGGTGATTGGGTCGTCGTGACCGTTGGTCTTTGCACCTTTGGCTCTGGAGTAGCAGGCTTCGGAATCTCCAACGGCTTTGGAGCCGGTGTTGGTTGCATTTCAGCCGAAACCGTGGCAGGGGCCTCGGTTTCAGCAGGGGCAGCGGAAAGATCCTCTGGATCTTCGTCGTAGAACTTGGCCTTCAAGGTTTCTGCATTCTCGATGATCAATAGGTTATCGAGTTGCAGAGCTTGGGCCAAGATCGCATCGGGGACGCCGCCGTGTCGGTCGAAATCAAACGAGACGGCTTCGTAGCACTTTCCGTTGGGCATCGGCTTCTCGGCGAAAGTGACATAGATGTACGCACCTTCGGTCGGATCTGCGAAGTAATCAATCCACTCGCGACCCGGGATCGCTACTTTGGCCGAGACAGTCGTGTTCAACTGCTTGGAGAACAGGTGGTAGCTGTGGTCAAACAGCACGACTTGGTTCTGCTCAGGCAACCACACTGTGTACAGTGTGCGTTGCTTAGCGTAGAACTTCTTGGCCGTCTCCTTGGTCAGTTCGCCCGAATCGATGGCGGCACTGATGCCGTCGCAGATTGGGCACTTCCCGCCCTTGGTCAGCTTAGGGCAGATGGCATAGCCCTTGCCGTCTGATCCCATGTTGTTGTGGACGTAGTAGTCGCGAGCGTAGTGCAACTCGCCGTCCTTTGCGACAGGATGCTTCGCACCCTGCGGTACAGTGTACGGCAGGATCACCATCTTGATCGTACCTGCCTTGTCGATCTTGAGAGTCTTTACGCCCTGAGGAATCCTCAAGACGCCGCCGCCGCGACCTTCTGCTGCTTTATCTCGTGTTTTCTTGGATGACAATGCCATGTTAGTTCTTCACTCCCTTCGGTTGGATGGTGGTAGAACCGAGGAAGCCCGCGATGGTCAACTCGGTCAGATACTTCAAACTGGAACGCTTTGCGTCGAGTGCATCACAGACGGCGCGGCTTTCCGACAATTGCGTCTTTGCTAAAACTACGGCCTGCTGGGCTTCGATGTAGCTCGGCTGGATGAGGATCAGTGCTTTGATGGTGTCCTCAGTCGTCTTGGTGACCCCATAGTTGATAGGGTTTTGCCGAATATCGATGCTCAGTTTAGCTTCGACGAGTTTCAAATGATTCTCGGCAACAAGGGCTCTTGTGGCATCTTCACTAGCCGCGCGATTCCACAACAAGATATCTTGCGGAAGGATTTCAAGATCCGCATCGAGACGGTTCCGATCTACCGACAAGTTTGTTTGGTCAGACATTTCTGCCTCCTAATTGAAAATTTTTGATCCGACTGTGCTAGGTTCTACGCTGCGGCCCTAGCCAAAGCAAGAATAAATCCGGGTTTACGAGAAGAAAAAAATGGATTCTCAAAGTGGGACATGATGTTCGTGACCGTGGGGATGGATTTTGAATTCAGAATCATCGTCGCGCCGTAGGACATAATCGCACACCTCAGCCGCTCGATCTCGCCTTCAGGTAGATCCTTCAAGACTAGGCTGTGCGTGGGAAATATCTTCCTTCCGGCGTAAAGATCCTGAACTATCTTGAATACATCCGGCTTGAGTTCTTCGGGGTTACCGAGGATCTCCGGCCAACGCTCCTTCGGAGCATTGGCAATCTGCTCTAGCAGCACCAAGGCTTGCCTTGGGCTTCCGTTGGCCGCCTGTGAGATCGTTGTCGGGATCATCAGGTCGATCCCCTCGGCGGTCGCTACTCTGCCCACTAACGTATTCAAATCGGCTATGCTTACATCGCCGAGCTTGAAGTGCGTGAGCCGAGTCTGCAACGGCTTTTCCAGCTTCTCTGGGTTGGTAGTACACAGAATGAAGTAGACATGCGATGGGGTATCCTCGGTCATCTTGAGCATAGCTCGCTGGCCCTGAGACGTAATCTGGTGAGCCTCATCAATGATGTAGATTCGTTTGCCGCCGGAGAGCCCTCGCATCTGCAATCGCCCTTCGATTTCGCGAATAGCATCAACTCCGTTATCGCTGGCTGCGTTTTTCTCGATGATATCTACGCCGGATGCTCCGAGTTCCTTGGAGAGTATTCTTGCCAAGGTGGTTTTGCCTGTTCCGCTAGGGCCTGAAAACAGTATAGCGTGAGGCAATGCCTGCTTGGCGAGCATTGACCTCAATTGAGTTATGACAGCACTCTGGCCGACAAGATCGGCTAGAGAGGATGGTCGATACTTTTGATAGAGGCCCATTACTTTAAAAATCCCTTCATAATCTCGGTGATTCGGCGTTGGAACTGGGGGAGTGACCCATCGTTCAGGACGATGCGATCAACAGCAAACTGCTGTTGTTCGCTTCGGTGTTCGGGCAGGGTGGCAACTTCCTC